GTAAAATGTCCACAATGACATTTAGATCGTCCCGCTCTCCAGTCTGAGACCACCATAGTAAAAAACTCATTCCAGGAGAAGGGCCTTCTCAATGGTTCCTTGTACTCTGCCCTGGTGCTTTGAGGTGATGCGTAATTATGAAGGGTCTCTTTCATATCTTCCAATAGATCCATAACCTCTGGATGAAGCCTGATCACCTTTCTCTTTAGCTTAGTCGGCATTATTCCACCTGGATCTTATGATCCTGGAAACATTCGCGACAATGGCCATCACTGGTCAGGCCAATATTTCCACACTTCAAACATTCTACATCATCGTACCTGAATTCTTTGCGATACATGAAGACCAGAGAGTGGAACACCCTATATACCACTATGTTGAATAGAGCTCTAGCTTATTCCGGCGGCTTTTTTTACTAGGTACGACGGCTTATTATTCTTCTTCTTCTTCTTCTTCTTCTTACGTTTATATAGAAAACATGATCTAAACGATTTTCAGAGACGTTACTCCAGGTGTTTTGATGCCGAGGAAAACATATGGAGCCTTGTTCACCCCCGAATTATGGTTTTTTGGTGCTTTTAGCCGCGTTACTTTTGCAGACCCATGTCCAAAATCTGCGTTTCTTTGGGTTTGGTCTGCGTTTTGGCCGCCTCAGTGATCGCGGGTAACAATTTGGAACCTAACGCTTGAATATACCAGGGCTGTCCTTCCAATTCAGAAGTAAGACTATGCAAAAGAGACAATCCCGCTCCCTGGTCCGAGTTTTTCAATTCTTTCGCGGCGTTTCCCATTGCTCCAGCCCAAAACTTTTGCAGGTTCTCGCGCGCTTGAGGGAGCATGAATTCCTCAAAATCGATTAACATCTGTTCCCTGATTCTTTTAGTGATCACTTCCAGGGACATAAGCAAAGTCTCGTCACTTTCTTCTGATCTTAGCCAGCTCTCTATCCTTTGCTGAGTTCTTAGCGGAATCCAGTAAGTATAAATTAATAAGTAAAGCCCAAAGCTCAATATCCAAATGAGAGCGAATAGTTGATCCGTCATAGATCTTGCCAGAGTTTAGAACTCCAGCCCTTTCTAATCATACAAGTTGCGTAAGCTAAATCCTTACCAATAACAAACACATCTGAATATTTTTTACATTCATTATGATCACTTAATAATTGTTGCTTTTGGTCCATATCTAATTCACCTAATCCGACTTGTTCCTTGATTTCGTCTTTAGCTTCTTTAATAATCTCCTCTGCCGATGGAATATCAATATCTTTTATGAATTCTATAACATCTGTTAAAACATCTAAAGCCTCGTCTACTGAATGATACAAAGAAGCCAAGACAACTGGTTTTGGAAGGTTTAGATCTATTGCGGGTATCGGTTCAGCTATTGCAATTAATTTCGATACTGCGTCAGCTCTCTTATCTAACTTTGCAAAACCTAACCACAATCCAAAAAGAATAACAGGTTGTAAGACCGATACCAGAGGAGGAATAATTCTATTCCACTTGATCCCCTTCATTAACTCCTCAAAATCCTTTTCACTCTTAGGAAATTTCATACCCGATACCCCGTTAATATGCACGATGCGGCCCCATTATTGGAGTCCTGAGTTGCCTGGATCTTAACCGTTGAATTTGGCGGGATCATAAACTCAAACATCTTAGGTTGAATTCCAATATTGTTAACCAGGACAACGAATTTTTCAACAAACAAAGCCTGGCCGTCTACCGATACGACATAACTCAAAACTTCACCGTCTGAGATCCCGCTCCAGTCAATCCCTAAAGTTACCCTGGTTAAGTAAAAGGCGGCGGGGTTCGTATAATCCAAGAGAGTCACTCCCGACGCGCTAAGAGCCTGGGATCCACTCCAGCCATAGATCTTACCGTCCTTGGCCCTTGAAACGGATTTAGAAGGGCCTAGGGTCATGCATTAATAATCTTTCCAGACAACATGGCAAAACCATTTTTAGTTACTCCATCGATTCCCCAAGTAACTTCTACAGTTGAAAAAGGAGGGATCAAAAACTCTATGGGATTACCCGTCAAATTATTTAATCCTCCAGATTCAATATAGGTAACCCCCATAAGCTGTTGCCCATTCATATTAATGAAAAGGTAACTGTCGTTTGCACCTGCAAATTGAACCCCAAAAAATAACTTAACGTCCATTAGTTCCGCACCTGTTGAAAACTCAAGCATAGTACTAGGAGCACCGCTACCGCCTGCGGCATTTGGCACAGCACCACTATAGGCATAACAACGCTCAGAGATTATTGATAATCCTAACTGCGTGCCACTAAAAACGGCGTTTGCGCCGAATTTGGTCTTAGCCATTCAACGGATCATTCAAAATACAAAGTCACACTTAGGCTCGAAGCCGTTGGTGTGCCAGTGCTGAATTGGAATGCAACCTGGAGATCTATATTATTGACACCTGCAACACTGAAGTTGGTAGGGATCATATTGAATTGAGGCGTACCACCTGCGTCTGCGACATCGCCGCAAGATCCGGCTAAGGTCAGGTTCTGTTCTGACATATTAGATCCGAGTAAACGGCATGCCAGGACAAAGCCTTTCGTATCTGCCGCATCAACGGCTACATCGATCCTGGAGATCCTACTGGATCCCTGGGGCGTTTGGATATTGCCGAGCGAAGTGCTTGACATATTGGACGTAAGCGAAAAATACGTTTTGTCCGTAGGCGTGCTGTCGTAGGTTCGGGTTATGGTTGTTACTGACATCTTATATTCTGAAGTATAGTTTACTTCCTCCGAGTTTTAGTTGTGGAAACTGCTTCCTGGCAAATGCGCCAAGTATGGCTATGCCTGAAGCAGTCACTAATGTTTTACGCCCTGCATCGGTGCCGATCATATCAACGGCGTTTCCTGCCAGGGTATTGAATGCGGTCCCTAGTTGACCGTCAGTAACGTCTTTGATAACACCTTCTACAATAGAAGTTTTACCAAAAGAACCAGTTACAGATTTTCCTTGATTTAGGTATGCGGCTATTGCTAACCCAGACGCCATACCAGTAACGCTTGGATGTGGAATTGATTTTCTCATTTTTCTCCTTGGGTTGTTTTTGCGAACGTATGCTCGTCGGGCTGTTTTCCTCACTTGACCTTTGCGGGTTGAACGTGGCTTTGATCGCGCCTTCGCCTGGTCATAAGACTTTTGGGAGATAAGCTTCCCATTTCGGAAGTGCATGAAACTACCTTTACGTTTGCCTTTGGTGATTCGCTTCCGATAAAGTCCGACGGGCATTAAGAGATATTTCTGAAGAGGTATTTAAACGGTGTTAGTGGTTACACTATACATGAAAGCTCGGAAGCAGTCGGGGCAACTGTACCCTACAATTGTTTCATCCCATAAATCCTTTTGGGAGATAAGCTTCCCATTAACTACCGCGATCATATCAATCTTACATTCTGCGCACTTGATCGTTATGTCCTTGAGTACCTTATCCCTAGCAACCTTTTGATAATTATTCATTTAACCTGTTTCTCTTATCCTGTCTGCGTAGTGATTCACAGAATGCGCAGTCGGTAAAATGTCCACAATGACATTTAGATCGTCCCGCTCTCCAGTCTGAGACCACCATAGTAAAAAACTCATTCCAGGAGAAGGGCCTTCTCAATGGTTCCTTGTACTCTGCCCTGGTGCTTTGAGGTGATGCGTAATTATGAAGG